AAATTTTGAAACGAATATTTAATTTTTTATCAGATAATAAACGGAATTTAAAATGTATTACTGCCTTTTGAGTATTTAATTTATCAAGATTTGCCAAAGGTTTTGAATAATCAATTGATTTATACAGAAAATCAATTTTTTTGAGATCATCTTCATATAATTTTTTTTCTCTTAATTTATTCTGTTCTTGTATAATTAAATCTTTCTTTTTTACAACTTGTTTTTTATTTTTTTTATTTTTATTATTTTTCTTATCATTTTTTACATCTGTTTTTAAACAATCCTCAATCATATGTTTTAAATTAACATTTAGATTCGATGATAAATCTCTAATAAATATAGATAAATCATTACGATCAATATTTTGTTTTAAGATAATATCAGACATATTTTATTTTTTTTAACTTTATAATTTTATTATAAACTTATATCAAATAGATTTTTAAAAATAATTTTAAATAATTTCAAATTTTTTGATTTATAAAAATAATGTAAATACACCAACAACTAAAACAAATACTAAAATAAATATATAAATGTAATATCTTCTTATTGTTTCTTTTAATGATTCATCATGTCTTATTTCTTCATTTGTTCTTGGTCTATAGGGTGGAGATGGTGGTGTAGGAGGTGTTGACGAAGGTGTTGACGGAGGTGTTGTCGGGGGTGTTGACGGAGGTGTTGGTGATGGTGTTAACGGAGGTGTAGGAGGTGTTGACGGAGGTGTTGACGGAGGTGTTGACGGAGGTGTTGAAGGAGGTGTTGAAGGAGGAGTGGGGGGTGTTGAAGGAGAACTATTATTTTCACTTTCTTCAAATGATCTTATATGTTCCTCAATACTATCACATCCTCGGCATTTTACTGATATTGTAAAATATGTTTTTTTATTTATTTCTCTTTTACTTATAATATTCATAAGATTTTTATCTAAATCTTCAAGAAATGATGTAAGATAATTATACATTTTATCAATTAATTCTTCATCTTCAGGATAATCTTCACCATAAATTAAGAATATATAATATGTTTGATATTCCTCTGTATTATCTGTATTATCTGTATTATCTGTTTCTTCAGGAACAGGAACAGGTGGTGGGGGTGGAGGAGAAACACATTTACCATTGAGTGTTTGCTCCATATCATCTGGACAAACACACATATTATTTAATTCTACATCACAATTTGAATCTTCAGTATTAGGATCATCAATATTGCATTCACATACATTTTGAGAAACACCACATCTTTCATTATTATTACCTCCATAACAATATCCATATTCTATATCTCCATCATCAATACCTCTCCCATTATATTCACATCTTAATCCATCTTGACGTTTTTCTTTAGTAATTCTATAAGTTCTATATTTTAATGAACAACGTTTATTTGGATCTCTACAGTTATCTGTATTCCACTGTGTCCATTCACCTTGACAATCATTTTTAGGATCTCTTAGAACATTTTGCGGAACATCTATTTTATAATCAATTTCTTTAAATTCATCTTCGATTTTACTAATACCTATTATTTTTCTTGTATCAACATATTTTACCTGAGGAACTTGAAAATTATTGGGTAATATAGTTTCATAAGGTTTATAATCCCCGGGTTGAGGAACTCTTATTGTTTCAAAATATTTTTGTTCTGAATATTCATTTTGTCTAAATAAATTATCAGATGTTATGAATTTATAAAAATCTTGTTTTGGAGGATCATAATTATCGGATATATCAATAGATCCTGCTTTATTTGGATTCGATATTAAATCATCTAATTCGATACTAAAATTCTCTTTTATATCTTTTTTTCTATTATTATCTTTATTACTATCATTTAATAAGAAAATTGTAAGTATATAAACTATTACAAATATTACAAATACATATTTAAGGGAACAATCCATACTATTATTATTATATATTTTAATGTTAAAAAAATTATATAAAAAAAATGGTTTAATTATTATTGCTGAAAAAGAATTAGATAATTTAAATACAAAGATGTATTATTCATTATTAGATAGAATTTTAAAAAAAGATTTTTATAAAAATTTAGGATATATTTATTAAATATTTATTATATATTTTAACTTAACTAATTACTAACAGCAACATTTACTTTAAAAAGTGAAACAACTTGAGTTAATATGTAAACAAAAAACATCATTAAAACTATTTTCCCTACAATACCATAATCACTAAAATCATCAAAAAATCCACCTAAACCTAAATCAGGTATATTTAATGATATTTCTTTTTTAAATAAATTATCATATATTTCTTTTAAAAGTTGTGTTTTAGGACTTATCATACCACAATAATCTGTTTCATAAGTTGTTGAAATTTCTAATATTTTTTTTAATAATTCAGGAACATACTTTAAAAGTCTATCTGATACAACTTTAATATTTTGTTCATGTTGTTCATTATCTGTATCACCAGAACTAGGATCTGTTTGTCTACCCGTTTCCATATCTAATATTTGACCCAACATATCCATTGCTTTAGGAAATAAACCTTGACTACATATACTATCAGATATTTCTATTTTCTCAATACATTTATCAAATTGACTTGTTGTTAAAGATAAAAATTTCTTTATTTTTCTTTCAACATAATCTAATAATTCTGAATTACTATCAATACCTAATTCACTAATTGTACTTAATGATCTTATTCTTGGTACCATTTGATTATCAATATCACCAGGAGTTCTCATTAAACGATTCATACATCTTTCAAAACTTTTATTTTGTTCAGCATCTGGTCCAACATTCAATAAAAATGAAAAAATAAAATTATCTTCATCTGATCTATCTAATACACGTAATATATCAGCATCTCTTATTTGTTGTTCACATATTCTTGTAAAATCATAACCTTGTATTGGATTTGTTGATAAGTAATCATAAAGTGGATTACCTGTACCAAATGTTTTATTGATTATTAGTTCTTTAGTCCCTATTTGATTAATTCTTTCATCATCATCATCAACTAATTCACCAGTTTGACTATCATTATTCCACCATTGTAATACTATACCATTATTACTAAGAGGTATATTGATAGGTTCTGTAGCACCAAAAGTAATTATATTATTATTTAATGTCCCTCCTAAATTACTACGATCATTAGAATTTAATTGATCATATGATATTTTATTTATAGCAAACCAATTTATTTCACCAGTTAATTTCATTTGATTTTTAACAATTTCTAAAAAATCATCAAAATCTGGGGGATCAGGAAATTTAACATGATGATTTTCATATCCATCACTAGGTCTTTTTAATGGACCACAATTTTTGCCTTCTGTAATATCCATTCCACCATAAACACTTTGAAAAAAATCAGTTGATAAACTATTTCCTTGTTGTAATATAGAATCTTCATTAAATATTTGTCCTTGATTATTATAAAATTTTCCGGTTTTGCTATACATTCCAGGGTCTGATAGTGTTTGTATTTGTTGTATTTTAGTACTTAAACTTACAATATTATCGTCATTAAAATCACTTTGTTGTAAGTTATTTCCCTGATCAGTATATGCAACTTGAGATCTAAAAGGATATTGACATTTTTGATGACAACCAACTAAAGTACAATCGCCACCAATCGTTCCTAAAACACATTTTCGGATTTCCCCCTTCCATTCACAATGAGGATCTGTACATTCTGCTTCACTTTTTGATCCACAATCTTCACATCCTTCACTTGTAAATTTGCCATCTGGTTTCCTTTTTAAAACTCTTCCGCAAGTTTGATCTGATTTTATAATATCTGAATTATCTGAACTTTGTGTTTGTGTGAATTCCATATCTGTTAAATGATATTCACATCCTCTACAATCATTATTTGCTTCTTCTGGTGTATAATCTTGCATAAATCAATTAATATATATAATATATATTTTTTTACAATTCTATAAAAATTATAATCTAAATAATTATAATTTCATAATTTTCTTTTTCGCCGTTTCTAAAAATCTTGAACCTTCAATAATTTTTAATAAATCTTGAAGATATTTTTCTTTTTTAAATTTATCATAACCAATTAAAAGTAAATCCATTCTTTTTTTTCCATGAATTCTAAAATCATATCGTTTCTGAAATGTTTTCCAATCAATATCTATCTCAAAGGCATTCAATGACCCACATGATGTTTTAAATGATTTAAAATTTTCATTTGGTAATTCTTTATTTAAATAATAAGCAAATCCTTGTTTCCATGGTGCTATCTGATACCAAATAGTTTTTCTTTTACAACATGATATAGCATCAGTAATACTTTGATCCCCTGTTAAAAGAACATCTGGAACACTATCTCTAATTAATGAAATAAATATTTCTCTCCGTTGTGGTAATAAATCTGCTCTAAGAATTAAAAAACTTTTATCATTTTCATCTTCTAATAATTTTTGTTGATCCCCATTTTGATAAACAATCGCAATATTTTTAAAGTATTGTTTTACAATTTTTCTTAACTTGGAAGTAAATTGTGGATTATATTCTATATCTTCTTCAATCCAAGAAGGAATTACAATTTGAAATCTTTTATGTTTTTTTGAATATTTTTCACAAATCATTTCTAAATAAGCAAAAAAACAATATCTTGCATGAGATCCCCATTCTGGACTAGGTTGAATATATACCATTGCATAAGGTTTCTTTATTAAATTTTGTTCTTTAGTTTTAAAATCATTTAATAAAATTCCTAAATTATCTTGACCAACACCAATTGGAAATGTGTATGGTGGAAATTCACCATTATATTCGCTCATAGTAAATGTATTAAAAACATTTGCATAAGAGATACATTTTTGAAAACGTTTTATATCAAAACTTTTATTAATAATTGGGATTACAATCATTAAGTCAAATTTTGTCTTATTCTTAAAATTTAAATCATTATAATCAATACATTGAATATCTTTCTTTTTTGAATGTAATTTTAAAACACCTTTGCTTACACCTAATTGATCATATTTTTCTGGATCACTTGTACATATATTTACATTCATATTAGGATACCAAGATTTAAGATAATCATAAAATGTTTTACAAACAATAATATCACCAAATCCACCGCAAGGGATATTAAATAATCCAACGGATACTTTTGAAAATTCTTTTTTAAATTCTTTTATATCATTCATTTTCCATAAAATATCATAAAGATCTTCATAATATTTAGATTGATTTGCTAAATATTTAATAAATTTTTCATCCATTATAATATAAATATTATATTATAATATAATATAATATATATATATTATGAATAATAATAAATCAGGTGGTAAATTATTAGCAAAAGGATCGAGGAGTTGTGTATTGCTCCCTAGTATTCCTTGTTCTTCGGGTGAAAAAGTTTCTAAAAGTAAAATTTCAAAAATAACGTATGGTAAAAATGCTAAAGAATCTTTAGAACAGGAAAAATCATTAAATTCAATGGTAAATTCTATAAAAGGATATAATCGATGGGCATTAACTTTTGAAAAATTCTGTAAACCTATGAATTACTCTAAATTAGAAAAATATGATGAAAAAGGTATGAAAGATTGTTTAAAAGGTGAATCACAAGATATAATCGATGCATTCGATACAAATAGTCAAATGATGATAGGTGAATATGGTGGAATTACGTTAGAAAAATATTTTACAAATAAATTTACAAATATTTCTACTAATCCGAAGAATTTAGAAAAAGAATTTTTAAAATTTATGAAAATGATGAAACCAGTATTTTTAGGATTAGTTGAAATGGGAAAAAACAAATTAGTTCATAAAGATATTAAATATAATAATATTGTTGTTCATAAAAATTCATTTAAATATATTGATTTTGGATTATCAAGTAATCTTAAAAATAAACATGAATTTAAAGAAAGAGCACAACGTGAATTTTCAACATCACGTTTATATACATGGTATCCAGTTGAATATTTATTTAATTATCAAACAGATCATGAATTAGAAAATGAATCTAGAGATTTAGAAATAAATGATTTAAGGTCGGGGTTAGATATTTTTTCAGAAATCCATACGATATTTAATCGTGATTTTAGATATATTATTAATGATGCAATTATAAAAATTAAAAACAATCAAGTAAATGAAAATGAAATGTTAATGAAAATAGATGTTTATAGTGTCGGTATTCTATTACCATCATTATTTTTGACAAAATCAAATATAAATTTCCCATTCCGTTCTTCTGAATTAATTTTAGATTTTTACAGGTTGTTTGAAAAAATGTCAGAACCTTACTATGAAAATCGTATTAGTGCGGTTGATTCATACAACGAATATTTATTATTGATTAAAAAATATTCTAAAAATAATAACAATAAAAATAATAAAAATAAAAATAATAGTAAAAAACGAACAAAAAAACGAAAAAATAAATGATTATTTAAGATAATATGCTCCTCCAAAAATTAATAATATCCCTAATAATTTTTTTTTATCTATTTTTTGGTTTAAAAATACAACTGCTAATATAAATACAAATAATGTATTTAAATTAATAATTGATTTAGCATAACCTGGATTTTCACAGTGTTTTATTGAATAAAATATACAAGGTTCTATAATCATATAAACAACTAATAATCTTGCAACAATTGTTAAAAAATCTTTTGAATCCGGAACTTTAACTTTTTTTTTTGAAACAAATAAATAAATTAAACTTCCTAAGAATAATAAAGCACTTGCGACAATTATATAATCAGTATAATCATATCTGTTAATTAAATCTATTGAAAATACATCTCTCAAAGCAATAAATATTGCCGCAACTAAACCATACATCATCCATCTCTCCATTTATATTAATAATATTAATATAATATTTAAAAATAATGAAATAAAATTATTAATATTTTAAATGAAATTAAATGATATCGATTTTGATAAACTATCTGATAATGAATTAAAAGCATTATGTATTAAATATCGTATGGTAAATGAAAATGAAGTTCTTTCAATCGATCGTAAACAAAGTTTAAATTTAATAAGAAAATTTCTTGAACGAAAATTAAAAGTTTATGGACAGAAGAAAAATAATGATCCAAATTTAAAACAAGTAAATGTTAGAAGAATGTCTACATCTGGTAATCTCCAAACAAATACTAAATCTTCTAATTCACCTCCTAGACCCAATGTTCAAAGAAGAATGTCTCAACCAATTACAAAAATTGAAAAAATAGATGCAGTTGAAACACATGAAAGAGTTGAAACAAAACAAAATTCAGTTAATCATGTTAAACAACAAATCGGATCACAAAATCCAGAATATGATATAATAGGTATGTATCCACCTGTAAAAAAATTAATTGCTATCGGGGATCTACATGGTGATTTAAAAGCAACATTATCAGTTTTAAAATTAGCAGAAGTAATTCCACAAACAACTACAATTGAAACAATTAATAATGCTCATTGGTGTGGAGGAGATACATGGGTTATTCAATTAGGTGATCAAATCGATCGTTGTCGTCCAGATGATTGGGAAAAAAATTGTATTAAAGATTTTTCAGATGTTTATGAAGATGAAGGTAATAATATGACTATTATTAGATTATTACTGCGTTTAGATGATGAAGCACGTCAATGTGGTGGAAGAGTTTTAGGATTATTAGGTAATCATGAAATTATGAATGTTGATAAAGATTTTAGATATGTTTCACCAAAAGAATTTTTAGAATTTGTCCCTGAACAACAAAGAAATAGTAAATATACAAAAGATGGTTTCCCTTTAGGATATTATCATAGAACAAAAGCATTTGAAAGAGGAAGTAATATGGCAAAACTTTATGCTATAAAGAAAAAATCTATTATTATGGTTGGGAGTTATATATTTGTACATGGTGGGATTAGTCAAGATTTAGCAAGAAAATATACTTTTGCTGAAATAAATGATATAGTTACAAAATGGATGTGTAAAAATAATAATGATGCTGAAGAAAAAATGTTTGATGAAATATTCAGAGATGATGATGATATGTCTCCTTTTTGGTGCCGAATTTATGCTGAGGATGATGGTGAAGGTGAAAATACAGAACAAGGTTTTAATGAATTATTAAGAATTATTAATCAAAGAAATAACTTAATAACTCCAGCAAAAGGTGTTGTTATTGCTCATACACCTCAATTTATGGATTATAAATACTTAAATTCTGCATATAATGATAGATTATGGAGAATTGATGTTGGAATGAGTAGGGCATTTGGAAAACACAGAGATACAGGCGAAGATAAATTTAGAATACCACAAGTATTGGTAATCCATAATGATTCTAAGTTTGAAGTTAGAAAAAAACCTTGGAATACAGAAAGACATCCTTCTCCAGGAATGGGAACACTTGCCAGTTTAGAAAATGCTAGTTTTTTATAATATAAATAAAAATATTTTCTAATAATATATTAAGACACTTTTATAAACAAATTTATGAGTGTAAATTTTCAAACTTTAGCACCAATAATAGGAGCATGTATGACCACAGGAGGTTTAATCTTTCAAGTTGGTAAGCAATCTGAAAGATTGGATTCATTAGGTTTAAAAGTCGAAGCACAAGAAAAAAAAGATATATTTAATAATGAAAAAATTTGTGAAATTTATAATAAAATAAATATTTTACAAAATGATGTTTCAAATATTAAAGAAGATATTAACGATATAAAAAGTTATATAAGAAATAAAAAATAATTTAAAATAATAATTTAAATAATAATAATAATAATAAAATGATACAACCATTAGAAGTGGAAAATATATATGATAATTATTTTTTAAAGCAAAAAAAAAGTTATAAAAAGAAATATTGTTGTATAGGTTTTATGTTTTTATTAATTGGGTATGGTTCAGGTATATTAACATGTAAGTTAAGTGATATTTGTTAACTTAGATGGTACTCCTGCTAACTCCCTATCATAATCAGTATGTTCGGGTATTTTAATATCTTCAACCATATCAAGCATGGGTTCTAAGTTTTCATATGATTTACCACCCATTTTAATTATTTCTTGTAACAAGAAATTTGCTTTTAAACTTGATTCTTTCCAACGATCAATTTCTGATTTTTTAGGGACAAAAGGTTTATCAATGAATATAATGTCACCTGAATAATCTTTCATATTTTCTCTGAAAAGAACATTAACATTTGGATTTTCTTTCACAATTTTTATGTGTTTTGGAACATCATTTACATGAGAGTTGCTAACTACATCTAATACATGGAGAATACATATTTGATGTTTTTCTTTGTAACATCTTATTTCTTTTGATGAATTATTAGGAACATATGTAAAATGTGTAAAATCATCTGAGTCATTTGCTGCCCAATAAACAGCAAGTTCATGTTGAGTATCATTAATAACCTCGTATGTTGCCATTTTTTTCAACTCTTCTTCTCTTTTTTTCTTTAGAAGTTCTTGTTGTTGCCTGTATCTTTCAGCAACAAGCAATCTCCTTTGTTGTGCTTCTAATTTCTTTTTTTTCTTTTCTTCTTTAATTTTTTTTCTTTCTTCATCCGAAATATTCGGACATGTTTGAATATTATGACCTGAACCTTGACAATGTGAACACGGCATCTTTTGTTTTCTTTTTTAATAAAAAATTCATAAAAAATTTCAAATTTTTATTAAAAAATGATAAAAAGAAATATTCATAAATGAAAAAATTTGAAATTTTTAATACATAAAGAATAAAAAAGAAAATTAAATATAGATAAGAAAAGATAATAAGATAAGAAAAGATTAAAAAAAGATGGTTGATATTATGCTCGCAAAAGATTTTGTTAAAGGAATGAAACCTCCTCGTGATGATCCAGATTGTCTTCCACCTGTTGGTTGGAAAGCATCTGAAAAGTATGATGGATATCGTTCAATTTGGGATGGTGAAAATAAAAAATTTATCACACGATCAAAAAATGAGTTTAATGCCCCTCAATGGTTTAAAGATGCAATGCCTCCCGGTGTGAAAGTAGACGGGGAGTTGTGGATTGGAAGAGAAAATTTTCAGAGTATGGGTGTCGTTAGGAAAAAAAATCCACATCCTGAAGAATGGATGGTCGTAAAATATATTGTCTATGATGCCCCGGATGTAAATGGTACTTTTGAAGAAAGGTTAAAGTTTTTAAAAGACATTGTGAAAAAAACGATTGGAAGATGGGAAATCATAAAGAAAAAACTAGGTGAACCATATAGTTCACTAAAATGTCCTGTAGTATTCGCAAACCAAGTTACTGTGCGATCACAAGAACATTTGGATGAGATTTATCAAAGGGTTCTTAAAAGAGGAGGAGAAGGAGTAATGATAAAGCATCCTCAATCAAGATATTCAGATGGAAGATCAAATTACCTTTTAAAGATTAAACCATCATTTGATGAAGAAGCAGTAATTTTAGATTATACGAAAGGAAAAGGTAAGTATGAAAAAATGTTAGGTGGTTTTGTGTGTCGTCCATTAAAGAATATGGATACTTATCATTTGATTGATAAAGATGAAAATCATGAATTTACAATTTCAGGGATGGATGATGAAGTCAGAATGAATTACAAGGAAACACATCCTATTGGAACAATTATTACTTATGAACATTCAGGAAGAACTGAATCTGGAAAACCAAGATTCGCAAGATATCTACGGAAACGTGAAGATGTTATTGTAAAAGATAAGGTTGAATGTAATTCATTAAAGAAACGTGATAATATCATGAATGTATTGAAAACTATTGCAGATCATGAAAGAGCAAATGGTCAAGCATACAAATGTAATTCATATCTAAAAGTTGTTTCTTCATTAAAGAAAGTAAAAGATGATAGTGAACTTACTGAAACAAATCTAAGAAGTATGAATGGTGTGGGAAAGAGTATTTATGAAAAGATTGATTATATTATGAGAACAGGGAGTTGTCCCCAGTATGATACTCTTATGAAGATGGATGATCCTAGAAGACTTTT